TATAATCTGTCTAACTTTGGTATTTGTTCATCCTTTACAAAATAATCAAATACACAAGTTTCTTTTCCTTTTTGTAAAAATTGTTTTGAGTATATATCTTTCTTATCTACAGTTTGTTTATATAAATTATTTTTGAAATCATCCTTTGTTTGTTCTCCATTAAAGTAAAATACTTTTTCTCCTTGCAATATTGTTTGCTTTGTTATCATTGTCATTATAGTTGTTTTACCTGCATTAGTTTGACCTGTCCATATTGTTATACAACCTAGTTCAAATCCTTTTGTTAAATAATCTAAATCTCTTATTCCTGATAACACTCTATCTTTGCATTTTGTGTTATATTCATAGTCTGAAAATTTATAGTACAATGGAGGAGTTAGTTCTTCTTTTTTCTTATTTAATAATTCTGCTTTTTCTTGCTCTGTTAATTTATCAATCTCCACATTTTTGTATCTCCTCTCTACTTTTGTATAATTCTATTTTTTCATCATCTTTTGCATTTATAAAAATATCTATCAAATAATCAACGTATTGTTCTTTTGAATATGCTTCTGCAAGCTCATATTTTGTCAAATTAGGAATTTTGTTCCTCCAGTAATGTAATTTGTCACATAGACTACTTAAAGTGTTTTTATACCAATTCTCAATTGCTTCTTGTATCTTTTTTTCTTCATCTCTTTGTTGTGTTATATATCTTTTCAAATCTGGTGATATTTTTTCATCTTCTGGCAAATGAAAATCTGATGTTAGTATCTTCATTGCATTTATTAAGTCTGTATTATAGTATCTTCCAACAAAATCCATTATATCTCCATGCCAGTTTTCTCCAAAATCATGAAATCCTGCATTATCATCTACCATAAATGATGCTGTTCTTTCATTTCTCCAAGGAGATTTATACCAAAGTTTATCTCTTGTTGTTTTTTCTGGATTTCCTAAATAGAATCTTGCCACCAAAGTTGGTTTTAATAATTCTTTTATTTCTTTAGGATTATTCACTTTCTAATATCTCCTTTATTTTCTTTTCCCAGCCTTCTGGATTTTCTCTGTAATAACTTGCATATTCGTATATCGCTTCATTGAAAAATGTTGAACCCATTTTAATGTACTGTTTTTCTGTTTTGTTTTTCTTTATATTGCATTGATAAATTCTTATTGCATACCACATTTCTGGATTTGTTAGTTTTTCTGTTTTACCAGCATAGGACTTTCCATTTATCCAAGCCTTATAATGATTAAATGCTTGATTTTTACCATCTTTTCTGGGATATATTTTCCATAGTTTGTCAAAATCTTCTGTTAAAGAGGAACATATATTATCTTTATAAGTATTAGATATATTAGTATTTAATTGGGTATGATTTTCCGATATTGGATTATCCGTTATCGGATTTTCTAATAACGGGTTTTCTATAACAATCCATTCGTTTCCTGTAAATTTCCCTTTATCATCTTTTAGTTGTTTCCTTTTTAAATATCCTTGTTCTTCTAATTGTTTTAAGGCTGTTCTAATACTTGTAATTCCATCATTAAAAATTTTTTCTAATCCATTTTCAGAAAATTCCCAATTATCTGGTAAACTTAATAATGTTACTAACAGACCTCTTGCTTTTAAAGATAAGTGTTTATTTTTTAGTATATTATTATCGATTACAGTATATTTATCTTTGCTACTATTTCTAATTATTGCCATGACAACTCACCTCTTAAAAAGGCAAGTCATCATCTGGATAAATATCAGACATTTCATCGCTAGTTGTATTTTCTGTATTGTTATTTGAATATGTTTCTATTACATCAAAATCCATAACCATTATCTTAAATTTTTTTATAGTTTCTCCCTCTTCATTTTGGTATGAATAATGTGTTAAGAAACCTTCTTTGATGTTTATCTTAGTGAAGTTTTCTACTTCTACACCTTTTCTAAATCCTACTGTTATAAAGTTTTTCTCATATGTTCCATCTTCTAATTTATTGCTAGTTGTTGTGTAGTATCCTGTATTGTTTTTATTTTTAAATATTACTTGTTCTCCTGTTATATTTAGCATATTTCCTTCCTCCTACATTAATATCTCTGCTTGTATTGCAGTTTTTACTTTTTCAAAATCTTCTACTTTTATTTTTCTTGGATTATCATAACCAAAATCTTGTGCTATTTTAACAACTACGTCTCCTCTTTGGTTCGCTTCTCTCATAAGTTCATCTAGTTGTTCTTTATTTACTACTTTTGGTTGTTCCACAGGTTTTACAATCGTTTCTGATTGTTTTTTATTTGCTTGGATATTAGTTATATTAGTTTTATTATTTTCTGCCTTAATTTGTCTTTTTGTTCCCCATTTAAACTCAACTTGTTTAGTTTTAGCATCTGCTATTTCTATGTATGTTATTTTTTCTTTTTCATTATCTGTTTCTATATAATTTACGCACCATGATTTAAATTGGTCTTTTAATTTGTAAATATCCTTTCCACTTTTATCCTTTTTGCCAGATGGTACAGTTTCAGCATTTATCCAAATAAATATTTTTGTATATAATTCTCTACCAATTCCAACATTAAAACATGCTCTTTTAAAAGCATCTGATGCTTCACCTTTTTCTTTATCTCCAAAAGCACTTTCTACACCACAATCTTGCTTTTGTATCCACATTCCTGTTTCTTCATCATAAAGCATTATTGAACAATATAGATTGCCTTTGATTTCTGAATAACAATCTGCCCATTTCATCATTCCAAATGTTTCATCTAATATTCTTTTATCGCAACGAGCATCTTTGTATAGTAATAATTGAACCCCTTTAGCTGATACTTGTGCTACTTTACATTCAATTTCATCTGCTTTTAATGCTCTTATTTTTATATTTTTCATTATTTACTCTCCCTTCATATGTTTTGCTTTAGTTGTTTTTGTTTCTTCATCTTCTACTTCTAATTCAGCTAAAAATTTATTAGCTTTGTTTTTACTCATTCCACAATAATGTTGAAAAAATGCTGTTAAGAAGCCTAACCTTTTATTAAATTCATCATCTTCACATCTTTTTACAACTGTCTTTTCTCCATTGTCCCAAATTAGTACTGTTGCACCTTTGTTTATTATATATTTTTTAGGCATTGGAACTGTTACTTTATTTTTACTAAAATCTACTCCGAAAGCTATTCCACAAGATTTTAGAAATTCATCATTTATTAATTTAGTTGTTGATTTAATTATTAATTCTTCTGGTTTTTGAATTATATTTATTGGTTCAAATTCTCCTGACACAGATCTTGCATATAATTTATCAAACATATTTTTTTCATTACCTGTTGGCATTTTAATCTTCCTCCTCTTTGTTTAAATATTTTTC